TGTTAATGCATAAACACTCTCATTCAATGCGTGTTCTTTAGTTAAATTACCTGCTTCAATAGCATTCATAAACTCTTGAAAACGATCATCAGGTACAACTTCTGCTTGAGGTGTAATATCTCTCATTTCGTTGTCAGGATATGAAATTGATTCATTTCCTTCTTCATCAAAATTAACTACAGCTTGGTCATTTTCAACTGCCTTCTGAAGCTCTACGGACATCGGTGCATACTTTGAAATAAGCAGCTTAATAACAGTCTTTTTGGCCATTGCATCAAAGTTATCTTTCCAAACACCAAAACCTTTTTTGTATGTTTGAGAATACTTCATTGCATGCGATTTCAATTCTTCAATTGTCATAACATGGATTGCTTCAAAACCTGTAACAGTTTCAAGAAAAGCAGAGTATCCGATAATTTCACCAACTGGGTTTTTTGGAATAAGTGATGTTAATCGGCTTTTCACATCATCCTCGGTATCACCACCATAAACAGCTACAGCACCAATACGCTTTATTTGCCCTGTACGCTGCGCCAATTGAATGAATCCTTTGTACCCCATTTGGAAACTCGCATTGCCCTTGAATGGAACAATATAGGCAAATCCAAGATTGTTATTTAAAGGTAGATTCAATGCACATGCTGTATAAACAGCACCAATTACAGATTCAGGCGTTGACTGTGCAAGCAATCCATTTGACGCAACCACTTGTAAAACCGAAGTGATGAAGCTGTCAGATTTACGCCCAATCATTTCTTCAATTCGCTTCTGTACTGATGAGCTGGTCAATGTCTTTTTAATTAACTGCATATTTTGCTGTTGCTGTACTGTTAAATTACTCATTTTCAGTCCCCTTTAATAAATCCGTGTATTCAACCGCGTTAATTTTCCCAACCTGAAACAATGTTTCAATCACTATCACCACATCATCTTTAGAGAAAATTTTACTGTTTCTCTTAACATGGTCTAACCATTCTTTTGTTTGATTATCCATTTTCACACCTCGCTTTTGATGAATCCATATTACCACCATAAAAGATAAAAACAATACTAAAAACGAAATATTTATTTTCTATTGCATATTATTTATTATTTGATATATTGGATTAATACTTTGGAGTAGATTGAATGATGACATTAGAAGAACTTAAGCTGAAGCTTGAGGATCGAAATTTAAAACAAGTTGCAAAGAATAGCGGTGTTTCTTATGAGACTGTTTTGACTATCGCAACAGGTAAAAACAAAAACCCTTCATACAACTCTGTTGTGAAGCTGGTTAATTATTTAGGTGATAAAAATGAGCAAGTATGATTGGACTGGCGTGGATCCTGATGTTGAATGGATTGCTACAGATGAGGATTTAAACAGCTGGGGTTTTGTTACAACTAGTGAGCCATTTATTGGTGGTGAAGATGACGATGAATGGACAAGCGGAACTTTTGCCCATTCGTGTAAGCACATAGGTTTTAGAATATTCAAAGGCGACTGGCGCGACTCCCTAGAGGCAAGACCATGCTCGGATCAATAAAGTCTTGCATCATTAGCATTGTGTTATTGCACTTTGTATTCATCCTAACCATCGGAGCGATATTGAATGGATATATTTAGTGATGCAATTTGGATTATTATTTTTATATGTGGATTTGTTGTTTTTCTTGTTGCATGTGCTTTTGGTAATTGCATGTATCAGGTACAACAAACTAAAAAAGAGAAGCGGAGAAAGAAATGAGTAACCCAAGAGAAGAGTATGAAATTTGGTGTGTTTGGAATAAAAGGAAAAAAGAAATGAGTGATTTAAGAAAAGAGTTTGAGGTGTTGCCTGAAATTAAAGATAAGTTATGTACGGTTGAATATAGCCCAATGCTAAACCAATATCATGCAAAAATGATAAATAGCGCTACATCGGTAAAGTTTATACAAGGCGCATGGTACGCATTCCAAGAGCAGCAGAAAAAGATTGATGAAAAGCAAATGGCATTAGAAACCCTTAATAACCTAGTCCAAGCGTTATGCAGTGATCTAAAAGGAAGGATTGATGATGATCTTCATAAAAAAGCATTTAAATTACTAACCAGTATCGAAAGTTAAAGGAGCTACTAAAATGAGTCTGATTGAAAAGCTTGGTGGGTATGAAGCTGCTAAAAATAAATACAGTGATCGACCTCATGCTTTTGTTTGGGGTGACATAGGAAAGGCGCTTCTTTCATACCGCCGCCAACATAATATTTTTGAGGTTGGGGACGCAATTGTGAGACGCTGGAATAATCGCGTGTATTGGATTATTACTGATATTGATAATGGCTCTGAGTTTATGATAAGCGAAAATAAAAATGCTAAATTTAAAGACTGTAAGGTGTGTGACATGCCATGTAACTTTACACACGCCACAGACAAAGAAATAACCAAAGGATACCGAGATGACTGAGGAATTAAAACAAGGCGACAAGGTTGTATTTACCAGCAAGCATTCAAAGTCAAGTGTTGTATTCACTTTAGATGGTGACAAGTCTGGCCGCATGGGTATGCGCAAGGCTACAGAGAAAGAGATTAAACAGGGGTATCGGGATGAACATTTACCAACTTAGAGCACCAGATCACGCGACACACTATAGATTCTTGGCAACTGGTCAGGTTGTTTACTATCACATTGATGGGGCTATTTTCAAATACCAAGACGACACTTGGATCGAGATTGATGAGCCTGTAAATTTTGAAGGGGAGTTGAAAGTGTTATGAAAAGACATATATCCACTAAATTCTCGTGTTTTGCTTGATAGTGGTGACATTGTAAAATCTACTATTCCGAATAATACAAATAATCCGAATGTTGATATGACGGGGTGGGTTAATACAAAACAATCATACGTTGGGGAAAAAAGTGTAAGTCTTTGGGGTGGTAGTGTTGTAAGCACATTGGATAATTTTGATGCTGTTAATTTAGATAAAGATGAAATATTAACAGCGCCTGTTTTGCTACAAAGTGGGAAGCAGTTAACCTCTAACAGAAGTACATTAAACCAAACAACACCAACGACAATTGTGATTGAGTCAGGATATTCTGTTGCTGATACGATAATTTCTGGATTATACGTCATCCAAGATAAGACAGGCCCTATATCTGGTGGCACAAATAACAATCATGCTTCTATTAAATATCAGGGCGGACTGCGTAATATCCTCAGAGATATTAAAATTGATGGCCAGCTTGGAGTGAGTTTTGGTACAGGCGCTATAGGTTCGCCAGACCGCAGGAGTATGTATAACTCTGCTGAAAACATTACTATGCTAAATACTCACATGGGCATTGAGCATATTGGTGCTTCCTATAACCACACTAGAAACATTGTCGTTGCTCCTACCGAGTTTAAGGGTATATTTCACGGGATTCGCTTGACTGGTTACGATCAAATTGAAAACCCATCTGAAACAGCGCACGCCCCATGCCACGGGAATACAGGGTCGGATTATTTTATCAAGAATATGTCCAATGGCATCTCTGCTCAAAATAGTGCGAAATATAACAGTTATGATCGTGTATTCGTGACTGAGTGCGATCGAGCAGTGCAAATATTGCAAGGCACTGTTGTTGGAAACAATCCAACGATGAACCACTTTGATGTAATAGGTGAAAAAGTTGGTCAGGCGATTGTGAATCAGGGCGGAAATCACAATGACTTTGAACTTCTGATTGATGGTAGCGCATTTACCGATCAAGGCATTCAAGAGCTTACAGGTTATAGCGGCAAAGGTTTTAACCGCTACAGAGGTATCATTAAAAATAGCACCAAGACGGGAGCACAATTTCGATACTCACATAACCTTTATGCATTACAAGTTAGTTCAGCGAATGGAAACGGCGTAAATATTAATGGTAGTTTTGGTAACGGAGCACTAACCGTTAATGGTGCGAATGGCGCAGGAGTATCACTAGCAGGTAATTATAATTCACTGCAAATTGTCGCAACTGAATGCATAACAGCATTATCGGTTTCAGGAGCAGGAAATACACTTAATATTGTAACCGATGGTAATGTTATTATTAATGGGGATAATAATGTTATTACAGGTTATATTGGTGGAACACTATCAGGTAGCGGTGTTGGGAATAGAGTAGTTGGTGAGGTTATTGGGTCGGTTGCTTTAAGTGGCTTGAATAACAACTTAAAGCAAATTAAGGGGTTCTCAGGAAACGAGCAGCAGTCAATAACAACGAATGCTTCTGGTGCGATTACGGTTACTTTATCGAATAGGAATGCTTCTGCTTCTGTTAGGTATTGTTCGGTTGAAATATTAAATAATACGGATGATTTAAGAGCAGTTATTAAATCTATCTCAGGAGCAAATGTTGCTATAAAGCTTGTTAGCAAAACTGGTGCAGACCTAACTGCTATTACTAATGCGACGCTCATGTTGAATTGGTCTAACTAAAACCCCTTCGGGGGTTTTTTTATTTTCCGTTAAAAATGCTATCATCATTAAAACTGATATAGGTGATTAATTTTGAAAAAACTAGACAACGCAAAGAAATGGTTTAAATCGATTAAATCAATTCGGCAAGCCTTACTTAGAACAGTATTTATTTTCATCTGTATGCCTGCTGCTGCGATTGCGGGAACTTATATTGATAAATCTATGGAAATCGATAACGGTTTTGTTGTTAAGATCGTAGCATTAATCCTGTCTTCCTTAATGGGTGGTATATCATCAACATTTGTTAAGACAACATTTGATGATGGGATTAAAAATCCAAACCTTGCAAAGATTTTTATTGGTACATGCTTAGGAACTCTTAGCGGCATGGCTGCTCTTGATAACTCAACATTTGGTATTTTCTCTATTGCATTACCAGTATTTGTTGTTGCGTCTCTTGGTGCCCCAATCATGGTGTTTTATTTAATGTGGCTTAGTAATCCTGAAACTCAGGCAGAAATTAAAGAGAGTATTACTCAAAAAGTCCGTGAAAAAATGAGGATTGAAAAATGAACTTCGATAAAGCATTTGAACTTTTAATTGGGCATGAAGGGGGTTTTACCCAAAACCCGAAAGACGCAGGAAATTGGACGGGGGGCAAGGTTGGCGTAGGTGTAAATAAAGGTACAAAATACGGCATTGCATCTAACAGCTATCCAAATCTAGACATTAAAAATTTAACCCTTGCTCAAGCTAAGGCAATCTATAAACGTGATTACTGGGATAAGGTTAAAGGTGATCAACTTCCGTCAAACTTAGCATTCCATGTGTTTGATATGGCTGTTAATAGTGGGGTTTCCAGAGCTATCAAGTTACTTCAGAAAACCGTTGAAACTACTGAGGATGGGATTATTGGTCAAAAAACTCTAAATGCAGCAAACTTAATGAATGTTAATAAATCAATTCAAATCTATAACGCAAATAGATTACAGTTTTATACATCCTTAAAAGACTTCTCAACTTTTGGTAAAGGATGGACCAACAGAGTTGCAAACAACCTTAAGCTAGGTGTTTTATGACAGCTATCTTAGCGTTTTGGAGAGAGATAGTTATCGTATCTTTGGTTATGGCTTGTATGTTTCTATTCAACCTTAACCAAGACGCACGATATGAAGCAAAAGAGACGCAATTAATTCACGAAAAACTTATTGCTGAGGCTGAGTCAGCAAGATTAACATCAATTGCAAATCACAGTAGGCAAAGACAAATTGAGGCTGAAGAATATGCGAATCAAATCAATATTATTAACGGCAAGTACATTGGCCTTATGCGTTCTAATGACAGGATGCGCACAGAAATTAAAACCTATTCCGACCGATTGCACACAGTTAGTCGAGAAGCCGTTGAGAATTACGCCAAAGCAGCCAGCGCAGTCTATGCCGAGTGTCGAAGCGAATACATTAAAATGGGACAATACGCTGCTAAACTCGATGCAGAATTAGACAAGACAACAAAAAGCCCCAATTAAGGGGCTTGATGCTTATTTATTGGCCTTCGCCATTTTTAAAAAAATCTCCGCCTTATAGTGCTCTGATATTGAGTCAGGATTTAACCTGTACTTAATTGCAAGATCTTTTGTTGCATTTATAAATTTATAAAAATCAGCACTAAATAATATACTCTCCTTATCTGACATTTTAGATATTTTATTTTCATAAAATTCTGAAATTTCTTTAATTTCAATCTCTACATCTTTCAAATTTGGATATTCAAACTTATTCATTTTCCTTCCTCACTTTGGCGCTAAGGCCATACTTTGATTTAAAAACTCACCTTGTACTAAAGACATTGAATTATACATTGCCTTTTGCCCCATCATATAACCAGTTGATAAAATCTTACGATATGCGGTAAACACCTTTTGAATGCTTGCATCCTTAAACACCATCTTGTTGCCTTCCATGATGTAATCCAATCGATTTCCTGAACAGTCAAAATTAATCGCGCCTAAGAAAGTGGTGAAATCTTGCAATACTTCATTATTCATTCGCAGTTGCTCTCGATTGATTTAATGATTGATGCATACGCCTCATCATCCTCTTTCACGAATACGCCGTTATGCATTAACCCTTTACGGTCTTTGATGTCGTTGTATGCGATTTTGATGCATTCTTCCAAACCATAGCCATTGTGTTGTGCGATTGCTCGCAATATGGTTATTGCTGTTTCAATTTCATGTCTTGCATAAATGCCTTCTTTAATTTCCCAGGATATTTCATAAAGTCGTTCTATTAAAAGCAAAACTAGTTCTTTTGGTGATTCAGTCCACTTGTAATCTTCAGAGATTAGTTCTGAGATATTACCCCCAATCTGTCTACACATAATGGTAAGCACAACAAAAACATCCCCAATATCATCTCGGCAATCTCTATCTTTACCAACATTATCAGCAAGCTCACCAAACTCGCTAAATAACTTCATTGATTGATCTAATGGTGTAGATCCTTTAATGATATTTCGATCTGAAGCCCATTGCTCAATTTTTTGAATTAACTCTTTCATTTTAGTTTCCTATGGTAATAATTGTTGAAATTGCGTAAATAGACAATGAAATCAATGCGGATCCAACAATCCATCCAACTAAGATTGCAGTACCTAATAATGATTTTTTATCTTTGGTTTTATTGGCGTGATCAATCCTGTCTTGCAATTTCTTAATATATTTTTGTGGATCTGAGATAAGAAATGCTTGCTTAATGAAAGCAATGCCACGGAAAAAAACCAATATTAATAAAAATAAAATAACATAATCTTTCATTTCAATTTCCTTTAACTTTAAAGCCTGCGGGGTGTGAATCATCCCGATCTATAAAACCATGTTTGTGCATCTGCTTAAGCAAATACTGTGAATGACGCAAAGACAACCCAAGAGCTTCGGCTACTTCTTTGCTTCCACACTTTCTATTTTGCTTCTGTAAAAAAATAAATACTCTTAGGTTGTTCATGATTAAAATTTCAATGTTTCAGCATACTTTCTAGCAGCTGTAATTTTGGTTTTGATCAATTCAATTTTTGATTGATCCCAATTAATTTGATAGGTTGATATTCTATATTTTGGATTCATCTCAAGCACAAAATCATGATGCAAATATTCATCATCATAGCGCCCAATGTTTTCTTTTGGTGTGGGCATGAGAATGTATTTCAATTTTGCCTTATCAATAATTTTAGGCTCGAATGAATCGTTTTCTCGAAGCAGCCACAAGTAAACTAATTGTTGCCAGTCATATCCTGCGTCAATGGATTTATCTTGAATATCATCTTCAAAATAAGGCATATTCCAGTAAGTGTAAGGACACTTAGTATCATAAATACAATCATTGGTAATAATGTCAGGCTCACCAGTAACCCAATCGTTATTAAAACGTATTTCATTTTTTTCCGCGCTAATAAATTCTTGTTGCATTAAAAATAGGATTGCACTTTCTTCAACTAGGTGCCCTTTGTCTGTATGTTTGCTACCTGAAAAATTAGATGGCGCATTGTGATGTTTCTTTCGCACCATCTCTTTAACAAGTGTTTTTGCTCCAGCTGAAAGCGATTTCTCAAGAAGTTTGGCTAAAATA